TTAATAACCATCCGATCCCACCGCATGGGGCATGGATGGGGCAAACTCACTCAATTTCTGGTTAAGGATGAGCACCTGGTCCTGGTTATTTTCAGCCATCCAGGATCCGTACACCCGGTAAACCATTTGCGCGTCGGTGTGGCCCATTTGCTTCGCGATGAAGTTCGGGTTAGCACCGGCAGCCAACGACCAGCATGCATACGTGTGTCGGGACTGGTATGCTCTGCGATAGCGAATCCCGGCGCGTCGCATCGCTGCCTCCCACGACTGGTTAATCGACCCCACTGCGTAATGATGCCCGGCACGGCCATTACGGGATGCGATCTGCGGGTTGAACACGAACGTGCATGGATGCACATCGGTACGGCCATACTCGCGCAGTTTCACCTCAACCTGATACTGCTTACCCAGGCGTGTTAACTCGGCCTGGCTCTTCAGCACGTCGATCGCTGGCTGAATGAGGTTGATGATACGGTCCGTCCCGGCCTCTGTTTTCGGAAGGGTGAACTCCTTCGTTAACGTGTGGTTCCGGCGGATCATCATCGTGCCCGCTTTCAGGTCGATATCTTCCCAGGCCAGCGACACAAGTTCTCCGTGGCGCACGCCGGTGTAGACGGCAAGAGACCACATGTTTTTCAGTTGCTGGTGGGCGCAGGCGTTAATCAACCTGACAAACTCATCGCGCGTCAGCGGGTCAGGCTCGCATCGTGACCGCTTAAGCATGGCGATCCCGGTGAACGGATTCACCCGTACATAACCGCTATCAGCGGCAAACTTAAACATCCCGCCCATGGTCTTCATGTAGTTGTTGACCGTTCTGACTGAGCGGCCCTTAACCGGTGTTTTCTGCCCGACTTTCAGCGTGTGATAACCGGTCAGCAATTCCTTCCTGATAAACAGCAGATCTTCCTGCGTTACCGCAGATACCAGCCTGTCCCCACCAATCCTGGGCACCATGTTGCGCGCTATAGATGCATAGCGTGACATCGCGTTGGTGCTGATCTCCATACGCTTCAGTTCAAGCCACTTGTTCGCCAGCTCCAGCACGGTGATTTCCTTGCTCTCCACCCCAAACCTTTTCAGGTTAGGCGAGTCTGGGAATTGCGCTGCATAGTTGAAGTTGCCGGTCTTAATCGAAAAGCACACCGACGCGCGCAGCTCGCCAGCGACCTTTCTGTTTTTTGGTGTATCCGGCACGCCGAGGCTTTCACGCACCCGGCTGCCTTTATAGATGAACCATATGCGGAGCGTCCCGCCATGGTTTTCCACGCCTGTTGGGTATGCTGACTTAGCCATTATTCCCTCCTGACGTCCAAGAGCCCGCTAAGCATAAACGGATCTTCATTGGTGCGCACCCGGCTGTTTCTTTGACATGCTCTCAACCCACTGGTCGACAGCCTTTCGGTTGTACATGCATTCGCTGTTTTTCTTCGGCACGCCGTCCGGTGAGACGTGAAGGTATTCCCTTCCTACCATCCAGCATTTTTTGCGGGCCCGCTCGATAGTGCCCGGGCGAAGGCCGGTAATCTCGACGAGCTTTTCTTCTGTTACCCAGTCGTTGGGAACGATTAAGGTCATTTCGCTCATGGGTGTCTCCAGGAAAAAAAGAACCCGGCGAGGGGCCGGGCAAAAGGGATCACGAGGCAGTGCTTTCGCACCCAATAGCCAGCTCATAACTGGCTATCAGTTGCGTCAGGAAGAAGGGGATGGGTATGGAAGCCACTCTTCGATTCGGACGTCATCATGCTCAATGCCTTCGATCTGGAAAACCCACTGCCACTTTCCTGTTGGGCCGGAAACGCTCTGCCATTCAGCCCGCCAGGCAATAAGCACGCCCTCACCATTGAGATCGTTAACCAAAACCTGTTCATGTGTTTCTGGAAGACGATCGGCGCATTTGATCCATGCCATATCGGTGTTGAGCAAAGGGGAAATTCGTGAGAGAAGCGTTTTCTGCGCCTCCTCAATAGTCACCGGCTCGCCGGGGCTGCCAAAAATAGCAAAGAAGTCACTTATTTCTGACTCAACGAGTTGTTTCATTGTTGCCATAATTACTCCTCATGCCGCACGCTTGGCGCGCAGCGATTTAATGTGCTCGCTCTTCTCCAGTTCGGCGCGTATCTGTGCCGCCTCACGGTGATCGAGGTGCTCAAAATCATTGTTGAATCGGTCGATTGAAGCGGTGTTGATCCGGCCCTGTCGCCAGTAGCGGACTATCTGTGATGTGCAGCTGTGGATGATGACGGGCCAACCGTGCTGGTCAGCGTAAATCTGACCCCGTTGAATTAGCTGGAACATTGACAGGCACCATTCGCAACACTTTGCGTATTTTGTTTTCGTCTACATTCAGTTCGGTGGAGAAACTTTTAACCAGCTCGTCACCGTTAAACTCGCGACATGAATAACCCATGAACCATTCACGCAAACCGGTAAATGCAGGGCCATCTTCCGGATCATCGACAGATGCGGCTGCGGCGCTCGATACCTCTGCACAGTCGAGGCATTGCTTGAAACTCTGTCCGCTTCCATCCCAGACGCCGTGCGAATACGTGTAATGCTCGCCAGGCTTAACTATGGCTCCACACTCGCAGCACTTATGCTCTTTGCGGGCCTTTCGCTGCTCCTGACCAAAGACTGCAGGCATATCACACATCACAACCCCCTTTGCTTACGGATAAGCTCCAAATCAGCCTGGCAACTGGCGCACGTCTGGCAACCGGGAACGGCAGCGCGCCGCGGCTCTGGAATTGGTTCGTCGCATTCCGCGCAATGCTCAGCTGATACGGCGTTGCGGTTCACTCGGTGAGCGGAAAGGGCAGCGTTACGCTGAAGTTATTCAATCTCTGCTGCGGTATCGATGATGTCTGCCATGGTCAATGCTCCCGGAACTGTCGGTTAATTCGGTTAAAGGTGAACGCCAGCAATAAAAAAGGCCGCGATAGCGACCTGGTGATTAGTGCCTTCATGCTTACCCTCTCTTGATATAAGCCACAGGAATGTGTGTGCATTCATATCCAGAAGAAAGGAGTTCTGCGTACACTTTATCGACAACGCGCTTGTCTCGATTGCACTGGTGAGTGCCGCCGCGTTTTGATTTGAAATACATGCCATCTTTCGTAAGCCAGTAGTTATCCAGCAATACCTCAGCACCATTTCGTGGGGTGGTAATGTCGGTCAAAGGGAATGGCTTAATGAATTTTTCCATGCTCATGCTGCACCGCCTTCATTCTTCTCGGCCTCAACCGCCATCTGCTCAAGCCGTCGCGATAACTCGGCGGCCAGCGTCTGGAATTCTTCTTCTGTCGCCACCGGGATCGGCACAAAGCTAATCCCGATATGCGCCAGGTGGTTTGCAATTTCGAGGCTTTTCCTCAAATCAACTGGTGAGGCTCTGTTCATGCCGCACCGCCCGCGTGACGCAGCCAGATGCAGACCGCGCCATCTTCCGTATCGTGAATTGAACCGACAAACCAACCACCACCGGCGGGTGTTTCTGGTTGCCACGATGAAATGTCATAGCCGTCAACATCGGGATCGACATCACCCTCATCGCGGTAAATCACTTTCCACTCGAGGCCGTTCTTCTCCAGCCATGCGTTGAACTCAATGGGCGAAATGGACTCGCGTCCATCGCAAAACTCATCGTAAAGCGGGTGAGTCCAGTAACCGTACTGGTCGCGTTCGACGGTTAGGGCTTTAAATTCTGTTGTCATTGTTCTGCTCCGAAGCGGCGATTAAGCCGACCTGTGTATACGACGAACTCCAGGAGGCTAACTCCCAGAGCTTAAATTTTCTTGTGATGCTTGTTGATGATGGGAGGCACCGTTTCGTTCCAGTTAGGCTTTGGCTTCTTGCGCATGGCCTGCTGTATTTCCTCGGTGCAGTGGCGGCAGGCGGCGCGGACGGCGTTGTCTTTTTCTGGCGTCATGCGGCCTCCCGGCGGGAGAGAAGTTTCGCCCCGAAAGCCATCAGCTCGTCCCGGTCCACAGTTGCGAAGTGGCAGTGTGTACGCGGGTAAGGTCGCCAGATTATGAGCATCGATCCTTTGTTATTTCCCGAGACCGGCTTACCGGTGACCGGGTTGATAAACGCCAGTCGCCCGGCGGTGATGAAGCGAACCTCGCTGGCGGTCTGGATAGCCTCTTTGAACCATCCAACCGAAGTGTCTGCCGGGACCAGCATGACCGTGCCGATCTGATTGGCGATCTCGGCAGCGGCCTTTTTAACGAACGGCGTGATGTCGCTATATGGCGGATTAAGCCAGACGTAGCCTGGCACATTCAGGTAATCAGCCCACGGCGTTTCTAGCGTGTTCTGCTCGGCGGTGATGAACTTCCTGCACAGAGCGTTATGCGGCGCTGCGGCGGCATCCAGTTGGAAACAGAACTCAGCATTAAGTGAAGAGAATAGGGCTGGTGGAGTACGCCAGAGGTCGCGCTGGTCTGGCGGTGTTTTACTTCCGCCATAATCACCGTTCAGTTTCTCTGCTGGCAGCGCCGCGGCGATGCGCTCACCGATCCAGCGCATTACCGGTACTGCCATGCTGTTACCGATCGCTTTGTATCGATGTCCGTTGGCCACTGGCTTACCCAGATATTCAATCAACGTGTGGCAATCAGGAAAGCCCTGCAAGCGCTCGCACTCTATTGGTGTCAGACGGCGAACAGAAAGCGGGTAAGTCACGGCCAGATCTGTAGCATCCTTGTAATCACGCGCCTTGCATGTCGATGCGGTTTCATCGTCTGCATATTCACCAAACGCGGTCATTCTGAATGCTCGCCGCTCGGAATAAGCCACAGCGCCTTCAAAACCACCGCCCTTCTCCCTTGCCTTTAGGGTACCGAACAGTTCGTGTGCGGCGTTCTGTTCTTCGTCAAGACCAATACAAACTAAACCGCTGCCACGCTGGCTGAATAGTTCCTGATTGCTCTGGCCTATTCCTCCGATGTTGTGTGATTGGTTAAGGGTTGGGTGTGCGTTTGCTGGATTATCCCAGTGGCTACCGACTTTAACGCTGCTTCCAGTAGTGGCGGAAGTGACTTCCCGCGCTTCTCTGCACGGCGCAGTATCCCTTCGCACGCCTTCTGACTCAAAAAGAACTCTTGCGGGATTGAAGTCTCTTCTAGCACTTGCGACAACAAACACACGGCGGCGTCGTTGGGCCACTCCGAAAAATTGAGCATCAAGGACACGCCAGGCGATAACCCTTTCTGGTCCATACACACAACCAGCGTGCGTCCATTTTCCCCCTGCTGGCTGCAACTCACTGCTTTCTCCGGCAAGTCCTGCCAGAAAGCACCCGAAGGCATTGTCTTTGCTGCTGAGCACGCCGGGGACGTTTTCCCAGACGATGATTGCTTCTGGCTCACCGCGTTCGCGGCGCTTTGCGTCGATTGCATTGGCTAATTCCACGTAAGAGAGAGTTAATTGTCCGCGGTCGTCAGACAGGCCTTCACGCAAGCCTGCGATGCTGAATGCCTGGCAAGGCGTACCGCCGACCAGAACATCAGGCGCTTCGACATCACCAGCTCGCACCGCATCGGCGATTTTGGTCATGTCGCCGAGGTTGGTTACTTCCGGCCAATGATGGGCAAGGACTGCGGAAGGGAATGGTTCGATTTCAGAGAACCAGGCAGGTTTCCAGTCGAGAGGTTCCCACGCTTTACTGGCAGCTTCGATGCCGCTGCACACGCTTCCGTATTTCATGCCGCCTCCTGCCTTTCCCGATATTCCTCAGCGAGCCGCTGCGCCTTTAATGGATTGCTTACCACTTCACCCCATGGCATTAGCCAGCCGTTACCAATGAAGGGAAGGCACAGAGTGCCAACCCTGATGTCGTCGTGAGCGTGAGTCATAGCGATGCCTTTCAGAAGGGGATATCATCGTCGAACTGAGGATGTTGATTGCTCTGCGATACCTGACGGTTGGCCTGCTGCAGGCGCGATTCAGGTACCGCATTCGGATCCTGCTGATTACCACCCCATCCACCACCGCTATGTGATGGTGCACCCCAGCCCCCGCGAGAAGAGTCGTGAGGTTTACGGTCGTCTTTGTCTTTCATGGTGCGCTCGAGTGTGGCGATCGCTTCTGCTGGCGTTTTGTCGGTGAACTCTTTATAGGTCAGACGACTTCCCGGCTGGAAAACATGTCGGACTTCGAATTTGTAGCTGTCACTGCCATCTGTCTTGGTAGTGAGGATTTTTTGCAGGAACAAGCCGACACGCTTACCTTCAAGAGCAGGAAGGCACCATTCAGAACCGCTTTGCCCTTGGCGCTGTTGCGCCTGAGCTTCTTTAACCTGCGCAGCCCACATGATGGCGGCGATCAAACCCATACCAAAAGTCTGTGTGCCGTCGCGACCGAGGAAGTTGATGCGCAGGAAGTTTGCTTTCTGGCCGTCAGCGTCGAGCGAAAGAACAAGAGCCTGCGACTGTGATCCATCCTTGCCGAACTCATAAACAGCGGAGGTGATCACCCCTTCGTATGCGCCGGTTTCAGAAATGCCAGCGGAGGATCCTGCTTTGAGTGCTGCTTCTGCAGACTGCTGGTTCCAGGTAAAACTGATTGGTTGGTTCATTGTTATCTCTCTTATAAGTCAGTGAATTCAGAAATTGCGTTGTCGAACGCTGCCAGGTCGTTATCCATGTCAGTCACTTCTGGACCGAACAGGTCAGGAGGACATTTCACGGTGTCGTTGTCGTCGCCCTTCAACAGGAAAAGGTGTTTGCCGTCGCGCTTGATGATGCGCAGAACGATAGGGAAGTAACCTTCAGGAGTGAGCTTTTCGTTAAGCATCTTGCCGACGGTCTTCATCCTGATCTTTCCTTCGCTCTCTTCGGTGTGGGCGAGGAAGTAAACGCGGAAGTCGTCAGGAAGCTGGGTTGCAGCTTCAATGATGCGCCAGGCGTGCTCCGCCATTTCAGTAAACTTGGTGTAGCCAGTCTCGTAGGCCCGGTCCATGTTCTCGTGCTGCATGACGGCCTGAAAATCATCGATAATCAGAATCTTTCGGCCACTAATCGCAGCGTTACGGATCACGTCAAGAAGATGACGGCCATTGCGGATATCAACCACGTTCCCGCGCTGGATTGAGTTATCCGGCAGGCGTTTACCGTGGAGTTTCCAGCCGGTATTACGGAACGGAAGGGCCTTACGAATACAGCGAGCGAGAATGGCATTTTCCGGGTTAACGTTGCGGATGCTGTACGTCTTGCCATACCCGGAGTCGGCAAGGATGAGAGTCATCACCGCCATAAATCACCCCTTAAGCCAGTGTTTGATGGTGAAGAGAATGTCTTCGTCGTCGCTGTTGCTGGACAACCAGCGGAGATAGCCAGGGTCGACCTTCGCAATTTCTTCAAACGTCAGGCCCTTGTGCTTGCCGAATCGGATCGCCTTAATCAGTGACGGGCTGTTTGAAATGGCGCGCATTTCGCCAAACGTCCATTTCGCCAGGCGTCCCATGTACAGAAGCAATTCAGCAGTGACGTAGCAGTCATATAGCGCGCGGTGCGCATACAGGCCTTCCGGAAGTTCAGGTTTCAGGCCCAGGCTGTAACGCAGGTACTGGTTACTGTGGCTTGGGTGATCTGGGAGAAGAGCACGGGCCAGCTTAGCGGTGCAGATCCACGGCGCGTCGATTTGTGGAAGCTTCGATTTATCGAACTTCGCGTTGTGAGCGACGTAAGCCTGCGCGCCAAGGTAACGACCGATAACCTCACCAATCAGCGGGGCGTCAGCGACCATATCTTCAGTGATATGGTGGATAGCCATAGCCTCGAAGCTAATCGCTTCAGTGGGCTTCACAAAGTCGCTCATGGGATTACAAATAACGCCGTCGACGATATCAACGCTGGCAATCTCCAGCACACTGCCTTCCAGGCTGGTAGTTTCGGTATCAATAACTCGCAACATGCTTAATCTCCGTAAGGTGGTCGTTAACTGCGTCAAATTCTGCAAGCTGGTGGGCCAGTGATTCGAGGTCTGCCGGCTGCAGGTCATACAGCAGGCAGAGCATGGCAACCATCAGCAATCCGGTTTGCTGAGTTACCATCGCGTTCTCCGTGAAGTCTTGGCGCGGGAAGGGTTCTGGCGGAAGAACTTCTCAGCGCAGCCTTTGTCAGTGCAGAAATGCTTTTGTGACGTCGACATGTAGGTCGATACCGTCAGAACAGTGCAATCGCTTTTATGGCGTCGCGAGCCGCAGTAGGCACACATTACAGAGCTGAGATACTCGGTAGCTGAGTCGAGAATGATGCTTTCTGCAAAACTACCGGGAACGCCACTGGAATCGACATACTCGATCATGTTCTCAGTTAGCCCGGCACTGTTGGTGAATGACCCGCGCCCGGTAAGTTTGATAATTTGCCCGCCGAGTTTTAGTCGGGATCCTTCTGGCAAACTTGCCAGACGTTCAGAGGTTAATCGCTCGTAAGGTTGCATAAAGACTCCTTAAAAAGTGCGTGCGAAGGCCGCCCGCATAATGCCAGGCCGATCGGTTGAATAGGGGGGTTAGTGCTGCGCGATGGATTTCGCCGGGAACTCGCCGCTGCGGAGGATGCTTTCTACCGGCCAGCATTCAGCTGTTACTTTCTGTTCTGTAGCTGCCTGGCTGCATTCCTGCGGGCTGTCGTAAACGCCGAGAATGACATCCTGATAATCACCGTTGGTCATTGCCACGGTCAGGACGAGAGCGAATAAAGTTTCCATCAGTGAATAGTCCTCCCGATAGCGACGGCGTAAAGGCGCTTTGCTTCTTCCCACGCCGGAGCATTGCGATGGAGTACCGCGAACGACGCGAGCCGTTGGGCCTCTCTGATCTGCTGCTGGTTTACCATGATTTCCTCTTGGCCTTATCGCGGCGAACGGAACGGTTAATACAAGACTTCAACGCATTTATTCAGTGTTTCAATGGGCGATGGATGGCCGCCGGTTGTCATAACTAAGCCGCCTCGGTGAAGCGACTGAGGTATGAAAAAAACCGCCGTAGCGGGTCTTCAGAAATAGTCTTTGTGGTCGTGCATCGCTCGCTGGAGGATCACCTTTGCATCTTCAAAGTTGGCAGATTCAAAAGCCTCTCTTATGGCCTTAGCCAGGCAAGTTGCATCGAATTCATAGTCGTCAGCTCTGCTTTCCCAGTTTGATGCCTCTTCTTCAGCCTCATAAAGGCGATCGCCATACTCGCACTCGAGCTCCTGGCGCACTTCATCACGAAGCTTCTCCTTGATGATTTCGGAGGCTTCTTCAATCGGCATTGTTTCCAGAATCGTCTCTGGCTGATGAGTGCCGTATTTCAGTGAGATGTCAGTAGCAAACATGCAACCTCCAAAAAAATGCCCGCGCGCTGGCGGGCCAAGAAGACTTTTCCAATCCAACCAGAACAGGATCATCGTCTCCTGTGCGGTTGAGATGGCAGTATTACCATCACCAAGCATCGGCGCCCGGTGCTTGAGGTTGGCTCTGTCGTTACCCGCAAAAAAGGCCGCCTAAGCGACCTCTGGTTAATTCGATACAACAACTCCCTGATACCATTTCTGGAAAATTACCTTCCTAACCTTTATGGTTCCCAATCGGTAATTATCTCCAAACAGGCTGATACCAAAGAATTCATTCCAGCCTATATTCCGTTTAGAAACAGTCATCAATTTCCCCTCATGCTCGACCGTGTCTCCCGGCTTTATTTGTGAGATGTGACACTCAACTATGCGCATATAGCCTCACCTCAATAAGTTGTTATCCCCACCAGGAACCATTTTCATCTATCCATTCACACCATTGGTCAACCGTCCATTTAGATGAATCGGCATCAGGAACGCGGCATGAGTAAAGCCCCTCTCTGTAAAGTCGGCGCTTAGTTTTTTTCAGCATATTGCCCTCAATAAGTTGCCATTAACGCGAAATGTTTTGGCGATTGGATGGCCGGTGCTGATCTCCGGCTTGCTGAGTTCTCACTCAATCTCATGGTGTCGGCTATGCCGTCTTTACGCTTTCGCACCGTAGCGCATCAGCCTGCGCATTCATCCAATCCCAAAACATTCCAGTTAGTGCCGGGGTATTTATCCGCGCCCGGCGCGCGCTTTCCCGTGACCTGCTCCCCGTTGATTAGTACACCCCGATGTTAGTAATGTCTTCATAAGCCACATGAGGACATCCCCATGAAGAAGCGTTTTTCCGACGAACAGATCATCAGTATTCTCCGCGAAGCCGAAGCTGGGGTACCCGCCCGTGAACTCTGCCGCAAGCATGCCATTTCCGATGCCACGTTTTACACCTGGCGTAAGAAGTATGGCGGTATGGAGGTGCCTGAAGTTAAGCGCCTGAAGTCGCTTGAGGAAGAGAACGCCAGACTCAAGAAGCTGCTTGCCGAAGCCATGCTGGATAAAGAGGCGCTTCAGGTGGCTCTTGGGCGAAAGTACTGACGACAGACCAGAAGCGGGAAGCCGTGATGTTGATGTGTGATGCGACCGGTCTGTCGCAACGTCGTGCCTGCAGGCTTACAGGTTTATCCCTGTCGACCTGCCGCTATGAGGCTCACCGTCCGGCTGCTGATGCGCATTTATCAGGGCGCATCACTGAGCTGGCACTGGAGCGCAGGCGTTTTGGCTACCGTCGTATTTGGCAGTTGCTGCGCCGTGAAGGGCTTCATGTTAATCATAAGCGCGTGTACCGGCTTTATCACCTCAGTGGCCTGGGCGTAAAACGCAGAAGACGTCGTAAAGGGCTGGCAACAGAACGTCTGCCGCTGCTCCGTCCGGCGGCGCCCAATCTGACCTGGTCGATGGATTTCGTCATGGACGCACTTTCCACCGGTCGCAGGATCAAGTGTCTTACCTGCGTCGATGATTTCACAAAGGAATGCCTGACGGTCACTGTTGCCTTTGGGATTTCAGGCGTTCAGGTCACGCGTATTCTGGACAGCATTGCACTGTTTCGAGGCTATCCGGCGACGATAAGAACTGACCAGGGGCCGGAGTTCACTTGCCGTGCACTGGATCAATGGGCCTTTGAGCATGGTGTTGAGTTGCGCTTAATCCAGCCGGGCAAGCCAACGCAGAACGGATTTATTGAGAGCTTTAACGGACGATTTCGCGATGAATGTTTGAATGAGCACTGGTTCAGCGATATCGTTCATGCCAGGAAAATTATTAATGACTGGCGGCAGGATTATAACGAATGCCGCCCGCACTCCACGCTGAATTATCAGACACCGTCTGAATTTGCAGCGGGCTGGAGAAAGGGTCATTCTGAGAATGAAGATTCCGACGTTACTAACTGAGTGTTGTATCTAATCGTGGGGGCAGGTCATTCGAATATTCAACGTCATAGACAAGGCGCATAAAGAAGTCGGTAGTAAATCACTTCGTTTTGTAACAGCCCATGATGTTATCGATGAGTGCACATCGCATTACAGGAGACATGCTGAAGGCTTCAGAGGCTTTTTGCGTGGTCTCAAAATGTGGTGAAGTACAACTTAACAAACAGGTCGCTTAGGCGGCCTTTTTTATTGCCTGTAGCTCAGAGGAAAGAGCAACCGCCTTCTAAGCGGTTGGTCGCTGGTTCGAATCCAGCCAGGCGAGCCATCAGCAAAACAAGTCGTCATCGCGGCGGCTTTATCTTGCATCAGGTGCATAACTGAATTCGCGAATACGTTATGCCGTCCGCTCCACGAAACGGAGTGCGCAACAGGAAAGAGCATTTGTAGGGTTCGACTCCCTGCCATGGGGTTGCGCCACATGATGCGAGTCATGAGTGCTCTGTCCGTTGTGGTGAATGCGCAGGCTGATGCGCTAGAGACGGCACCCCCTTAATGAGGACTGCGCTATCTCTGGAGAAAAGTCTTGGGGCACACGATGCCAGAGAAAGCCGGAGATCAGCACCGGCCACCACAAACCAAACCCACTACCTGGGACCCTTCGGCCAGAGAGCCGACATTGCCTTACCCTCATCTTCCCGGCCTGTCGCCGGGTTTTTTATTCAGGCCGCAGACAATCAATTCCAGATGCCCCGTAGCTATCGTGTCTGACGGCCTTTTCCCAACTACGACACAGCACCCCGGGCCCGGAGGTGTGGAATGCAACGTATGAACCCAACAAATGGACACGATCTGCCGTACTGGTGGTCGGCGGCCTTGGGACTGTTCTCTTTGCTTAGCCTACAGGATTACGTGTTTATTATCGGCGCGCTGGTATCAGCGTTCTTCACGATAAAAACCTATTACGCAAAACGGAAAGAAGAGCGTGAGCGTATGGCTGAGGAAAGGAAACGAACCCAGCTGCTGGAAAACTACTTATCTGATGTAGGTAAAAAACCTCACTCCGATCGTCCGGCTGCCGCCGAGGTGGTTACGGAGGCAATGCGGAGAATTTCCGGTGGCACAGTTGAAACTGAGTAAGAAAAGCGGCGCGGCGGGCATTGTCTGCTCCGTAGGAACGATCATCGCTATTGTGATGAATGCGGGACACGTCCGGACTAACGAGCGCGGGCTGGAGTTAATCGGCAACGCTGAATCTTGCCGACGAGATCCATATGTCTGCCCGGCCGGTGTGCTGACTGACGGTATGGGGAACACGCATGGCGTGAAGCTTGGCACCGTTAAGTCTGACCAGCAGATCGCAGCCGAATGGGAGCGCAACATCCTTGATGCTGAGTCCTGCGTTAACCGTTACGGGAATGGCAGAAAGCTATCTGACGATACTTTCTCAGCAGCTGTATCGGTAACGTTTCGTGCTGGCTGTGGGAACATGCGCACCTCCACGATGTTCTCTCTTCTCAGAAGTGGAGACATCACGGCGGCATGCAACCAGTTCCCTCGCTGGGTATGGGGAGGCGGCAAGGTTCTGCCTGGTCTGGTAACTCGAGCAGGGAAAGAAAAGGCGCTCTGCCTGGAAGGTGTTAAATGAGCCGGTTAACAGCAATCATCTGTGCTTTCGTTATCTGTCTGCTGGTCTCCATGGCCTGGACGATTAACCATTACCGCGACAACGCCATCACCTACAAAGACCAGCGCGATAAGGCGACGGTCAGGGCCGACACATCAGAGGCGATCACCAATAACGTGATCACCACGATGAACCTCATTCGCGATATCTCACAGGCTACCCAGAATGCAAAGAACGAACTGGCCCAAAAAGGCGAAACGCGCATTGTCTACATCAGGCAGGCACTTGAAGGCGATCCGTGTGCTAACCAGCTTGTTCCTTCTGCCGCTGCTGACAGCCTGCGGGAATACGCAGACAGTTTACGTTCCGGCACCGGTGGTGCCGATAAGCGCTGACCTGACCGCAGACACACCGATCCCCGGAATGGTGGTTCCGTTCACATGGCAGGCAAGTCTCGAGTTAAACGCTCAGCTCTACACGGCGCTGGGGCAGTGCAATCTGGATAAGGCAGCAATCAGGAAAATCGAATCATCAAGAGCCTCGCAATAGCGGGGCTTTTTTATGCGCATCTCACGCGCACATCAACGAGAGCCTTTCAGTAAGCGAGCCTGAGAAAAGCCGTTATAGGTGGCGACCTCTCTCGGGCGGCTTTTCTGTGAGACAGGCTCACTTTCTAAAAGGTAAAGACGCTATGAATAATCCGTCAGTTATTCCGGCCTTCGACTTCCGCGAAATGGTCACGACCCTCGACAACAAGATAATCACCACATCACTCAAGGTGGCGGATTACTTTGGCAAGCGACACAAAGACGTTTTGCGTGCCATACGTAACCTGAAATGCTCCGATGACTTCACCCAGCGCAATTTTGCGCCCATTGATTTCATTGACAAAAATGGCGATGTTCAGCCTATGTATAACATCACCCGCGACGGATGCATGATGCTAGTGATGGGATTCACTGGCAAAACAGCTGCCGCAGTGAAGGAGTGTTACATCAATGCCTTCAACTGGATGGCCGAGCAGCTAAACCGGCGCATGGCGATGGGTGAAGAATTGCAGCATCGCTACGCCATCAAAGAAACGCGCTCAAAGCTGAAAGGCACGATCGGAAGCCGTTTGATGAACGAGCGGAAGAAAGAGAAGCGCGTCCTGGAGCTCGAACATGAGCACATCATGCAGGTAACGCAGCCGGAATTACTTATTGGCTGATCGCGGCATTACAGAAGCCCTTCATTGAGGGGCTTCGATAATGACAAGCAGAGGTAAATTATGATTGGCACCCTAACCTATAAAATGACACTTCGCCCATACATGAAGCCCTTGCTGTTTGTCGCGGCAATGACTAACTGGCACTGGTTAACCGATATCTGCTTCAAGAAAGAGATTGTCGCAGAAGGCGCGAAGGTGGAGCTAAATGGCTGACATCTACCAAATCACGCTAACCACCCAAACAGGCGAAACCTTCACGGGCAAGATGTCACGACGTCAGCCTGAGCTGGTTAACGGCTTTGTGCCGCTGGCGACGGAAACGGGGCAGTGGCTGTATTTTGCCCCTGCCGATGTGAAGCGCGTGCAGTTCACGCCAGTACCAACAGAGGAAGCACCGGCAGAAACTGAGGAGTCAGCATCATGAAGAGCTCATTTATCCCGGAGTTAGCACAACAGACTTACTTTGTGTTCTATCCTTGGGCGGTTACTTTCTTTTTTTGTATGTAAGCTTTCTCTTTCAAATGCTCCAGTGCAGGTTTGATGCTACTCAGCCAGCCGTCATTGGTCGTATCGACATTGTGAATAAACACGTTTGCCGCCCCTCTCTCCAACAACCCTCTTGCTGAAACTTTTTCGTGGAGTAAGACGAGTGTTGGTTTTTTTAATGTTAGAGCGATAGCTGTTTCTATCTGATTCCATTCCGTAGGTAGAATAATGCCATTAGCGTCATTACCTTTGATGGAGCCTGTGTCGATGAATATTTGTGGTAGGGCAAATATGATCACACAATCACACCGAGTCATAAGTTCAACGATATCTTCAAAAGGTGTTTGCAAACATGGCTGGCTGATTCCAATAGTGTTTCCGTACATCATTAAGTCTGGAAGCATGTCGTCAAACTTACTCAGCGCTGGTCTTAAATGCTCCGGCAACCAATTGGGTCTTGAGATGAAAACATCCATCAAATCTTGTTCTTTGCTCATGGCCTTCCTCCAGCATTAAAACTTCATTTACTCACAACAATTAGAAAGACGACTGGGGTGAGTTACTCAAAATTTTACAACATTATTATTCTTAATTAGAACAAAGGATAGAGGGTGTTATGGCAAAACCCGACTGGGAGGCCATCGAAACGGCGTACCGGGCCGGAGTGATGTCCCTCCGAGAAATAGCATCACAACACGGTATCAGCGAAGGTGCTATCCGTAAGCGTGCAAAGCGGGACGACTGGTCGCGTGACCTGAATGCGAAGATTCAGCAAAAGGCTGATGACCTGGTACGCAAACAGGAGGTACGCAAACAGGTACGCAACGAAAGCACTTTGACCGAACGCGTACTGATAGAGGCGACTGCCGAGGTGATTGCCACGGTACGCATGGAGCACAGGGGAGACATCCGCCGGGCTCGTGAACTGACAAACATGCTATTCGATGAGCTGGCCGGTGAGTGTGGCGATGTGGCCGCGCTTGAGATGCTCGGTGATCTGATGCGCCGTGAGGACGATAAAGGTCAGGATAAGCTCAACGATCTGTACCACAAAATAATCAGCCTCCCTTCCCGTGTTAAATCCATGAAAGACCTGAGCGATAGCCTGAAGACGCTTATCGGCCTCGAACGTGAGGCGTACAGCATCGAGAACAAGGCCGAAACGAAAGAGGTTACACATAACGTCATGCTGGTGCCTACCAGTGACAACGTGGATGACTGGGAAGCGGCAGCGCAGAAACAACAGGGCGGGGTGCTCGGTGGATGAATTACAAAGCTGTATGGAAGCCTCTGCCGGGATCGCAGTCTCTGGCTCTGAGCTGCCCGTGTAACGAAATCCTGTTCGAAGGCACTCGCGGCCCGGGAAAGACCGCTGCGCAGTTAGCCAGGTTCCGTCGCAATGTTGGCGTGGGCTATGGCTCGTTCTGGCGCGGCGTCATCTTCGACACCGAATATAAGAACCTTGCCGACATCATTACCCAGTCGAAGCGTATGTTTCGCCTGTTCAACGACGGTGCGCGCTATCTGTCATCTGCGAGCGAATTGCGATGGGTATGGCCAACAGGCGAGGAGCTTCTCTTCCGCTTCGGCAAAGAGGCGGACGACTACTGGGATTTCCACGGGCAGGAATTCCCTTTCATTGGCTTTAACGAGCTGACGAAACAGCAGTCACCTGAATTCTACGAAATGATGTTCTCCTGCCGACGTTCATCGTTCAGGCCTGAAAACTACCCGCTGGAGAATGGGAAGTTGCTGAGGCCGATCCCGCTGGAGACGTTCAGCACGACCAACCCGTTCGGCATAGGGCATGCCTGGGTAAAGAAACGCTTCATTGAGCCAGCACCGCGCGGAACCGTACAGCGCGACCGGCAAATGGTATTCAACCCTCAGACTGAGCGAGAAGAGGAAATCACGCTGACCCGCGTGGCCATCCACGGATCGTTTAAAGAGAATCCGTACCTCGACCCGCAGTACATCGCGACCCTGATGTCCATCAAAGACCCTAACCGACGTAAAGCGTGGGTAGAGGGCTCATGGGATGTGACCAGTGGCGGCCGCTTTGACCACCTGTGGAATGAATCTCTGCACGTCATTAAGCCGTTCCACATCCCGGGCAGCTGGACAGTTGACCGCTCCCATGACTGGGGTGAGTCGAAGCCGTTCTCTAATCTGTGGTGGGCGCAGGCCGATGGCACCGCTGCTGAGTTGCCTGATGGTCGGCAGTTCTGCCCGCCGGCAGGGACGTTAATCCTGATCGGAGAATGGTATGACTGCCCGCCTGATGAGCTGAACAAAGGCCTGAATATGTCATCCACCAACGTCGCGAAAGGCGTGGCGTGGATTGACAAGCGGCTGGTGGGCGAAGACGTCGACGAGCCGGAAGAGATTCAAATAGACGGTGTCACACAGGGCCAATTGAACGTTGTTCCGGGAATATGCTCGGAGGTTATCCCGGGCCCGGCTGATAGCGCCATTTTCAATACCGGTGACGATGAGTTGTCGATCGGCCAGAAAATGGAAAATCAGGGTGTCGAATGGCTTGAAGCCAATAAGAAGCCAGGCTCACGAGTTAACGGGGCCTCGGTATTTGCCGACATGCTTGAGGCTGTAGTTGAAGGTAAGAAGCTGGAATCTGGAATCCCTGAGAAGCCTGCCTTTTACGTGTTCGAGCATTGCCGTGGCTGGATTAGCCGCATACCAGTGCTGGTTCGCGACAGCAAAAATCCAGATGACGTAGATACCCAACAGGAAGACCACGACTGGGATGCTACCCGCTACCGAGTACTGCACTCACCACAGAAAATTACCGGTATGTTGGTGCGCTCGCGCTGACGGAGGAAACCGTGAACGAAAGCGAAAATAAACAACTCGCCACGAATGCCAGCATCGACCGCGAGCGGATGCGTTACGTCAACGCACTGTTCAATGGCACCAGTAATACCAAGCGTAAGCGCCTGTATCAGGAGTTTGGGTACCCGCAGGATCTCTGCTTCGATGACTTTTACCGGGCATACCGCCGCAATGCCATCGCTGGCGCCGCAGTGGCGCGCATGGTTGATGGCTGCTGGGAGGATTACCCGGACGTCTACGAAGGCGACCAGACTAAGGATGCCACACAGCAGACACCCTGGGATAAGAGGGTCAATAAGCTGCTTAAACGCTGCTGGAAGCAGATTAAGGGCGCTGACAAACGTAACCTAGTGGGCCGTTACTCAGCGCTGCTCATCCAGGTTAAAGACAGTAAGTCCTGGTGGGAACCTGTCGATAAGGCGATGGTTGGCAGACTCCAAGAAAGGGCGCTCGTCAGGCTAATCCCGGTCTGGGAGGCTCAGCTCGACCCTGTCAGTTATAACGAGGACCAGAACAGCGAGGACTACGGTGCTGTTAGCATGTACTCGTTTACCGAGATACCGGTTCAGCAGCAACGCAGTGGCCAGCCCGGGCGAATCATCAACGTTCATCCTGATCGCGTCATCATCCTGGCGGAAGGTTCAGATGATGGAAGACTGGATTCCGGCGAGTCCCTGCTTGAAGAGGGCTTCAACAAGCTAATGGATCTTGAGAAGGTATCAGGCGGCGCGGCGGAGGGGTTTCTGAAGAATGCCAGTCGGCAGCTCAATTTTAACTTCAGCGCCAAGACAAGTTTTGCGCAGCTGGCAAGAGCACTGGGCGTTAGCGAGGCGCAACTCTCTGAAGGGATGGATGACCAGGTTCGTCGCCTGAATGACAGCACAGATAGCGCCGTCATCATGCAGGAGGGCGATACCAGCGTGCTTTCCGTGGCAGTTGCCGATCCGGAGCCAACATGGCGGACTGCGCTCAATGAGTTCTGCTCCACAGTGCCGATCCCGGTGAAGGTGCTGGTGGGCATGCAGACAGGAGAAAGGGCCAGCACGGAAGATGCGAAGGACTGGGCAAAAACCCGTATGAGCCGACGCAATGGCTTCCTGACCGAAGTAATCACTGAGGTGGTTACCCGCTTCTGGACGCTTGGTTTCATTCCTCCAGCCAGCGGCGAAGAAGTTACAGTGGGATGGTCCGATCTACTGGCGCCGAGCCAGGCAGAGAAGATTGCCAACATGGACAAGCTCGCGGACGTGGCCGTGAAGTCGACGAACGCGTTTGGCCGCTCAGCAATCACCGAAAACGAGATACGCGCGGCGGGCGAACTGCAAGCCCTGCCTGAACTTGATGATGAGGTGCCGCCAGATGGCAACCAGCCAAAGCCTGATCCACTGGCCGACCCAGAATCAGAAGCCGAAAAGTCCGGTGATACCACGGTCGAAAGTTGACCCCACAATGTCGCGTAAGTCCGTCAGCAGGATGGAGCGCGACATTGAGGATAGGTATTACGCGATAAAGGTAGCGTTGAAAGCACTATTCGATCAGCGCCTGACCGGGCGAGAGCGAGAGGTGAACAGCCACAACTGGCACTTCCTGTGCCACGACCACGGCGCTGACATGCGGCTCTACCAGGTCAACGCCGGCAAGTTCATCTATGACATGTCGGCGCAGGAACTGGCTGACCTGCTGGAGGCGATGCAGTCGATTCTCGACGATTACCTTCTGGATGGTGGTGAACAAAACCTTTGGGCGATGGACTACGTTGTCGCAGAAGCGCAGCGCGGCACGCTGGAGGCATTCAACAACCTCTCGCAGCAGTCGCAGGTATACGCCAGCCAGACGACGCTACAGCAGCTTTTAAGCAGCCCCGCTTATCTGAACCAGATTGCGGCGGCCAGGCTGACAACGTTCAGTGACTGGAAGGTTATCAGCGATACAGCCCGCGGCGACCTAGCCAACATCATCACCGATGCGGTAGCGCGCGGGGTGAATCCTCGCGAGACGGCCAGCGTCATCAGCAAGCGTCTTGATGTGTCGATGTCGAAGGCCAAGACCATCGCTCAGACTGAGCAAGTAGGCGCGCTGCGGCAGGCCCAGTGGAATGAAACGGATTGGGCTGCCGACAGGCTGGGGCTGAATACCGGTCTGCTGTGGCTGTCAGCGCTCAAGCCAACTACGCGCACCTGGCACGCCAGCCGTCACGGAAAGGTCTACACCACAGAAGAGGTACGCGACTTCTACGCTGAGAATGGCAACCGGTACAACTGCTATTGCAGCCAGATTCCGGTGCTGCTCAACGACGACGGCAGCATCTTCAACGAGGGGCTGGCGGATAAGCTAAAAAAAGAGAGGATAAGCTGGAAAGAAGGGGCATAATTACCGTTCATTCAGAGCGATAGAGGTAGTCATGCTTAACAAATATTTCGTAGCTTACCAAATCTTGAAAAATGGACAGGTCTACCTTACAGGATCGACAGTTGTAGCCGATCCTGAAGGATTAGAGCCGGATGTTTTCTTTATGAATACAGCAAAAGAAATAGCCAAACAAAGAATGGTAATGCCTGACGCAGTAATCATTACCGCATTCAATCGGGTAAATTAACTACAAGTAAGTTTCAGAGCAACCTAAACCATTAGCGACCCAGCCATAGTGCTGGGTTTTTATTGCCTGAAATCCACTAACGAGGACCCAGCATGAAGCGCAACCGCGTTAACGTGCTGACCGTCGTCAACTCCGCTTCAAACATCACCACTGAAACCATCGACGGCAAGCCACATATCGTGGTTCGCGGCATCACGCCTGTCGTGGACGATATCGTGATGAACCGGAAGTTGTACCCGGCAGCAGAAATCGAAAAGGCCTACAACACGCTTGAACGTAACCCGATGCCGCTGGGCCACCCAAAAGTGGACGGCAAGCATGTATCGGCGCGCGATGTCAGGGCGGTGAACGAATACCACGTCGGCGCCTGGCTACAGAACGTCAGCCACAAAGACGGGAAGGTTACGGGCGACATGTACGTTAACCGCCAGTACGCCGAGTCGAGCGACAAGGGCAAGCGCCTGATCAACCGCCTGGATGAGATGCTGGCCGGCACCAACTCTGACCCGATCCACATCTCCACAGGCCTGCTCTATTCAGGTATCGCCGCCAACGGCGAATCGAAGGGCAAGAAGTACAACGAGATTGCCACAAACATGATGTTTGACCATGTTGCTGTGCTGCTCGATGAGCCTGGCGCCGGTACGCCGGAGGAGGGCGTGGGCATCTTCGTAAACGCCGAAGGTGACGAACTTGAAATCGAGGTCGTCAATCTCGAAGAGTCCAATAACCCAGACTCGCAAGACCCCGCTTTCAAATCATTTTTCAACCAGCTAAAGGCGTTTTTCGGCGCCAACAGCGATTCAACCCAGAAGGAAACAGACCCGATGAAAGAGCTCATCGTTAATGCGCTGAAGGCCAAAGGTAAATCGGTTGACGGTAAAACCGATGCCGAACTGATAGACGCATACAACCAGATGCTGGCAGAAAACGCCGACAGCAAAGAAGAAACGCCTGAAGAGAAGTCCGCACGTGAGAAGAAAGAGGCGGATGACAAGAAGGATAAAGAGCAGACCACCAACAGCGAAGAGATGCCAGAGTGGGCGCAGAAACTCGCCGATCGCGTGGACGTCGTTTTCAACAGCCTGAGCGCTAACGCCGATAAAGAGAAAGGCGAAAAGCGCGCGGCTGTGAAGCTGGCGATGAACATGAGCGACGACGAAGTCGCGGATCTGGACGGTAAGGCGCTCGACGCCATGTACGCCAAGTGCCAGACATCTTTCGGCCTGAACGGTGCATTCCGCCATCAGGCAACCAACACCCAATCAGTCAGCGAAATGCCGGAGTAAAAAATGGCTAAAGACGGAAAGCATATTATCCACGCCGGCGGCGTGTTCCCTAATCCGCTGCTTAACCGCGAAGGCGGGGCGGCTGCATCGACTCTGCCTGGTACTGTTGGCTTCTTCAGTAATGCTGACAAGTTCACGGCCTCTGTGGTCGGGGCAGAATCCGCCATCAAGTATGTGGCAAACAAAGACTACCTGCGCTGCCTGAGTGTTGATGACGCAATCCCAGCCAATGAATTGGTTGTTGGTATTCATCCGCTGCCTGGCATGTTCCTAAATGTGCGAGCAGCAGCGGGCACTTACACCAAAGGCCAGCCGGTTGCAGTAGCCAACGGTCAGATCACTGCGGTTGTAGATGATGCCGCCGTATTCGCTTATGTCGAAGAAGATAAAGCAGTCACTGCGGTGGCGGGCGATCTGATTCGCGTCGTGTTCAAATAAGGAGCACTGAATGTTTGTATTCTCCAAGTCTATCGGCGAGAAGACCGGTAACCTCGCGGTAAACCAGGCGCAATGGCGCGCTCTCGAACTTGAGCGAAACGCCAGTGCTCAGGCAGCAGCTGATTTTCTGGCGCGCACTCAGTTCCGTGGTGATGCAGAAAACGCCCCTTATCTCGACGCGGTGAACGCAGTTGACGATATCCGCCGCCTGTATCGCGCTTTCGACACAACTGTGCTTCAGCAGTTCGAGCCAAATACCGAATTCACCCTACTGAACGATCTGATGCCGCTCTCTCGCTCCGTGCGAATTGAGCAGTCTCGTTACGATTACGCTCGTACCGGTGGCCGCGGCTGGGCTCATACTTCCATGTCCGGTCAGGTTGGTGCGGCGCTGGATGCTCGCAGCTATTCCTTCGATGGCACCATGGTACCTATTCACGACTCGGGCTTTAAGTTCGAATGGCGTGATCCAATCTTCAACAGCCCGCAGGCATTGCAGTCGCAGTCGGATGCTCAGCGTGGTTCTGTAGAAGATGTACAGCGTCGTTACGTTGACTACATTTTCAACGGCTTCCGCGATAAGGCTGGTAACTTTGCAGTATTCGACGGCCTGACCTGGAAAGGGCTGCGTGACGATGAGCGTGTAGCACAGATCGACCTTGGGGCTTCCGGCCTTAACATCGATTTCACCTCTGGCACAGCAACGTCTCAGGCTATCCGCGCAGGGGCAATCGCGCTTCGTGATCAGATGCGTCGCGTAAACAACCAGTATGCAGAGCAGACCTGGTATGTATCCGGCGAAATCATCTCCAACCTGGAACGCTACTTCTCCGACAACTTCCAGTCCGGAACGATCATGGATGAAATCCTGAAGCTGACCGGCGTTGCGGCGATTAAAGAAGACAGCCAGCTGTCAGGTAACGAAATCGTCATCGTTCCGCTGTCTGCTGGCGTCATTGCTCCAATCGTCGGCCAGGCTATCGGTACCGTTGCATCTCCGCGTCCTGAGTACAACAGCGACTACATCTGGCGCACCTGGGGTGCAATGGGGTTGATGGTCAAGCAGGACATCAACAACAAATACTCCGTAATTCACGCATCAAGCTAAGGATAAATCATGGCACTGGTAGAAATCGTGGCAAGCAACCTGCACGCCGGTGCCAATCTCCGCAAACTGGAGGTTGGTTCGGTGGTGGATGTGGACGATGCAACAGCTGAGCGCTGGATCAGCACTGGCAAGGCGAAGGAGACCGATAAGAAGAAAGGCGAGAAGCTTGCCTTCGAAGTGGCTACTCCTTCCGCTCCTGCGGCAGATCTGACGGCCCTTCAAAAGCAACTCGCCGACGCACTGGAGCAGAATCAAAAGCTAATCGCCGATGGTGAAGCTAAAGACAAGGCTCACGCCGACACACTGGCAGCAGAAACCAAACGCGCTGACGAAGCCGAAGCAGCATTGGCGGAAGCAATCAAGAAGGCGAAATAACCATGGCTGACCCAATCACAGCGGCAGACGTGCAGGCGTTCCTCGGTGAATTGGGTTACTCCATCCCGGGCGCGCTGCTGGAGCCGATTCTCTGCGTGGTAAACAAGATCATCCCGTGCCTCGATGGAGCGGGGTATGACGAGTGCACTGCAAAGCTGATCCTGATGTACGCCGCAGCGCTTATGGCTACGTCTTCCGGCGCGCGCCGCATCAAATCGCAGGGTGCACCGTCTGGTGCTTCCCGCTCGTTTGAATATGGCGACGATGGCATCACATGGCTGCGTGACTCGTTGGCCCGGCTAGATACCAGCGGCTGCACCGGAGAGTTGCCGATCAGCGCTGGTAATAGTGTCGGCTTGTTCATGGTGGTTGGGGGCTGCTGATGACGTACAAATCAGTTAAGCACGGGCTGCCGCGCTCATTCACCCGCGTCTGGGTGATGACCGACACCGGGCGGGAGACTACCGGCTACGTGAAATCGGATGGCGAGTGGTTCATTAACTGCCCGCGCATCCGGGCGACTGGCGCGAAAGTGCTGCGCTGGAAGGAGGGCTGATGTCATCGGTAGCGAACTGGAGCTATACAGCCACTGCGACCATCTGGCGCAAACTGGAAGGCAATGACGAATACGGCGATCCGCTGGGTTATGCCGAACCTGAGCAAATCCTCTGTGATTACGAAGGCGGGCTCAGCAAGAAGTTAGCCAGCCTGGGTGCCGAAATCGTCGTGAAGAATACCGTCTGGAGCGAGTTCGCGCTGGCGGCTGCGGGTGATTACTTGCTGATTGGCGTTTCGACGGAAGCCGACCCGGTTGTGGCCGGTGCCGACGAGGTGCGACAGGTTATCCGCTACGCCGACACGTTCGAGCGTGTGACTGATGATTATGCCATCCTGACCGGTGTTTAGCTGATTTGAGGTACTTATGAGCATGAAAGATGGTGACCTGGTCTTTGAATCGGAATTGGACCGGTTCGACCTGAAAAATAATGAGCTTACTCATGCACCTTCACTAGTAATTGCTCATGCAGAAAAGCCGATAGGGATTTATAGGATTATTTTTAAGAACGGCATTCCGATAGATTCCTGGATTCAGCCAATTCAAAACTGAGGTCGCTACGGCGGCCTTTTTTATTGCCTGGAGAAAGCCATGGGCATCAAAGTGAAGGGCATCAGCCAGGCGAAGAAAAACCTTAATGCTCTGGTTGGTGATATTCAGGGGAGAAAGGTCGTCAGAGCCATGCAATCAGCTTTGATTATCGGCGGATCTCAGGCGGCGCTCTATACCCCGATCGATACATCAACCCTCATCAATAGCCAGTTTCGCGAGATTACTGTAAATGGAAATCGCGTGACGGGCCGGGTGGGTTATTCGGCTAACTATGCTGCATACGTCCATGACCCAAGCGTACCTCAGAACTTCCGCCGGGCGACGGCAAGGAAGGAGTTTTTAACCAAAGGGTTTGATGATACCCGCAGGCAAATCGACGCGGTAATTAAGAAGGAACTATCACTTTGACCACTCCGATGTATAAGCGTGTTCGCAACGTGCTCGTTGATGCTGGGCTTACTACTGGCTACATCATCCAGTCTTTGTCTTGGGTAGATTCTGGAAAACTAACCGATCGGTTCATTGTCTTCCGCCCAAATGGCGGCACGGCGATAGACCGGGATATGGCAGCTGATTATTACGTTCTGGTTGACGTTATTGCAGGAACGGCTAAGGGCGATAAGGCCAAAGCCGAGGCCGATGTTGAAGCCATTATCGAATATGTGAAAGCCAAGCCGATGACAAATCGCTGCCTGGGGCAAATCTCAAATATGGGCGGCATACCATCACCTGTAATGACTACCGAAGGGCGTATGGTGTGGCGCCTGCAATTTGCCTGTCTCTTCGGCGGATAGCTAAAAATCAACATCACACAAGGTCGCTCTGAGCGGCCTTCTTTATTATCAGAAATGAGGTAAGCAACGATGCAAGGCTGCTCCAATAACGAACAACTAATTGGTCGCGCGAAGACGCTGGAACTGGCGTACGGATGCGCTGACATGGTGCCGGAGGAGGGTGACTGGAAGTTAATGGGTCTTCCAACTTCGGCTACGTGGGATTTAAGTCCTGAGGCGCTGACGTCTGATGCGGATAATGGCGGATTCAGTTCAAACCTGATCTCCAGCCTCGATCCAACCTATTCGATTGAAGGTGAGGTACGTGTTAAGGACCGCACCGACGAATTCGGCGTTCAGCAGTTCGTGAAGTATATCGTTGATGAGGTACGCGCCCGCCGTCAGCCTGGCGTGTGGATGCGTTTCCATTGGGGCGATTATTATCACATCGGCTACATGGTGCCGTCTGGTGCCAGTGATGGTGGCGGCGTAAAGGAAATTGTCACCTACAGCTTTGAGTTCAAGCTGGCAGATGGTTCTACTTTCCAGATCACCGAAGCTGATGGCGATATCGCGGTAACAGGCGTGACGGTTACACCAACCAGCAGTTCTATTGCGGCTGGTTCAAGTACAACATTCACCGTGAACATTTCCCCAGAAGATGCTGACAATAAAGTATTTACTGTCACTTCATCCGTGCCAGCTCGCGCTACGGTGGCTTTCTCAGGCAGTACCGTAACTGTATCTGCCCCATCGGGGGCTACGGCGGGAACCGCAGTGATTACTGTCACCACTGATGATGGTGCATTCACGGCAACCCACACCGTAACTGTCACTGTGTAAGCAAAACAAAGGGTAGATCGCTGCCCTTGATTTTGCTTATGGGGGGATAGATGACACCAGTTAAAGAGTTTGGAGAATGTCTTATTAGTGTCGGGGATAAGGACTACTTTTTCCGCCCGTCATTTCTCGCGATATCAAGTATCGGCGATCCGGTAGAAATCGTTCAGACGTTTTACGATCTTTATAATGATGAGGCCGCTAATCTCATCAAGAAGGCTGCCGAATCCTACATTCATTCAGAATATGATAGCCTGCCTGAATATGTAATTCACTACATCAAGAGCGGCATACTAAGCCGTAAGGCGATCATGGCTGCGCATGCGGTTTTGTCTGCATGCTGTGAGGATGATGTAGGGGATCTTATCGGCTGGATGAAGCCAAGTAAAAGCCGGAAGCGCGGATTTATGTGGCGGAAGGGTATTATGTCGCCTCAGGAAATGGTCATTATCGCTCAAAGCTTGATGATGCACGGCGTTATCGGGAAGGGAAACTTACGTAAGCTACAGCGCCACGAATCGAACGAGCCTACCAATGAATTCAGGGCGTCGGATTACATTATTGCTGCGAGAAATCACTTTAACATCAGTAAAGAAGAGGCCGCGCAGTTGACTATGACAGAGTTCCAGATGATGTTGGTTGCTAAATACCCTGAACAGAAGGGGTATACGCGGGATGAGTACGATAGCGCGGCAGATGACTACTTTTCGCGACGTAAGCGCAGGCTGGCAAGGGAGAATCAGAAGTAACCGATCTTCGGTCTACCAGCTTTTGAAGTCAATAAATCAACCTTTTCCGTTGCAACTGTGCTATTCCTGGTTAGGATGTTTCCACTTTTACCAATGGGGAATATGGACATGAAGAGGTTAGCCTTGGCATTGCTTGCAATGGTTTCTTTTGGGTGCTTCGCGGCGGAAGAAATGAGAATTCCAACCGATACCAAAGCCACTTATACAGTCCTCGATAAAGACATTAATGGAAGTATGGCGACAATAGTCACAAAAAGAGTGGGACCTTCCGGGACCATTTTTACAAAGCGCCTTTATGATTGCTCATCATGGACCGTGAAATATTTAGGTGAGGGCGAGTCTCTTGAGCAAATGAAGTCCTCAAAATCTGATTCAAGAATGGCGAATATAGTAGAAGGCTCAATAGCAGATTACATAGGCCGAAAGGCCTGTCAGTGAGAATAACCCGCTCCGGCGGGTTTTTTTATGCCCGGAGAAAAGCATGGCCAACAGTGAACAGGTTGGGAATATTGTTTATCAAGTCCAAATGGACGTAGCAGAGCTTATTGAGGCACAGCGTAAAGTAAACGATCGGCTTGATAAAATGGGCTCCAATTTCGACCGAGCATCCGGGTCGGTTAGCCGCTTTGAGGGAGCGCTTAATAAAGTAGGAGTGGCTATTGCCGCAGCTTTCACCATCGAGACGGCCAAAAGGCTGATTGCGATTGGTGATGAGATGGCTACCTTGCAGGCCAGAATCACCAGGCTCAGCCCAAGTATTGATACAGCGAAAGAGACCATGTCAGCTCTTTCCGCTATTGCCTCGCAAACAGGTAACAGCCTTTCCGAAACAGAGCGTTTGTGGGAATCACTAACCACAGCATTAAAAAGCGCAGGAGCAACAAACTCCCAGATCCTTGCTCTTACTTCTACGCTTCAAAAGATAGGCACCATAGGCGGTTCATCCTCTGAGGAAATGGCTAACGCACTTCGCCAGTTCGGGCAGTCAATCGCCGGCGGCACTGTACGAGCCGAAGAGTTCAACTCCATCCTTGAGCAAATGCCAGAGCTTGCTCGCCAGATTGCGTCTGGACTTGGAATATCGATTGGTGATCTCCGCAAGAGAATGCTGGAGGGCAAGTTAACGGCTGAAGATGCCCTTAACGCTATTCAAAAACAATCCCAGTCTGTTAACGAAGAGTTCGACAAGATGCCTGTCAATATCGACAGGGCGAAAAATAGCCTGGACGTAGCATTTAAAAACGCCATTAACGACATCAATCAGGCGATTGGCTTGACCTCGACCCTGGCGGGGTTGATGCAAAGTGTTGCTGATAATCTTAATTACTACAATAAAAATGTCGGTGATTCTTCCAGAATGCCGAAGCTTATCAAGCTACAACAAGAATTAAACTCCGAGCTTAAAGATGGTCAGCGCTGGTATGAGACAGACTCCGTATTCCAGACTCGTCGTGCGCAGGCCGCCGTTCAGTTAAAGCAGGTCGAAGGTGAAATTGCTCATATCAGAGCTAAAGCAGCAAGTGATGCTAAGAATAACCAAGGATTCAAGACCGAAACAAGCGGAGACGATGCAGCAACATCAAAGTTGGTGAAAAACTCTGAGCGCAGGCTCGCTCTAGCCAAACTGGAAGGAGAGGCAAGAGCAAGGCTTCAGGCTCAGTATGATGCTGCCGACGCTGGGGTTACGGATCCGAAACGCATCAAGACTCTTCAGGATGAATATGCGGAGACGTACCGAGTAACCGAGGCAAGAAAGGAAAGCAATAAAACTGGCAAGAAAACTGAGGCACAGTCCGAATCAATTGCAAATAAGCTTGAAAATTTGCGTCAGCAGTCAGAATTGGCAGCTGATTCAACGGAGGAGCTAAGCAGAGAGCAGGCCATATTACGTGCTCAGCAGTCACTGGGTAATTCTGCAACCCAGGAGCAAATCAAAAAGGCCGGTGAATATGCAGCAAAAGCATGGGATGTATCAGCAGCAGCCAAAGGGGTAACAGAAGCACTTAAGGCAATGCCTTTGCAGGCGGAGAATAAATCCTACGCCGAATCCATGCAAAATCTGAAGGCCGCACTGAACGCTGGGAAAATAGACCTCAAGGAGTATAACGCTGCCACGGAGAAAATGGCGCTCGAGCACCAGAATAACCTCGCCAAGATTAACGCCCAAGCCACAGTCAATCCGGTAGCTTCTGCCCGAGCCGAAGTTGACCCGGTACAGCAACTGGTGAACGAAAATAACCAGAAGTTAGCCCTGATGCAGCAATATCAGCAGCAGGAACAGGCGATACTCCAGCAAAGTTACCAAAAAGGGAAAATAAATTACGATCAGTTCGTTGCTGCAAAGGCAGCTACCGATGCCCAGTACCTTGCCTTAAAGACTGCGCAGGAAAACCAGTTCAATGAGCAGATGACAGCCGCTCAGTGGCAATTGCTCAGTCAGCAAGGTCTCGGTTATGAAATGCTGACAAGCGCGGTTGATGCGTTTTCAGGCAATGCATCCAATGCGTTAACCGGGCTGATCACCGGAACGATGTCAGCGCAGGATGCTATGCGCTCACTCGGTAACACGATGCTGAATAGCGTGGTAAATGCGCTAGTCCAGGTTGGGGTTGAGGCCCTCAAAAACTTCATTATAGGGCAGACATTGGTCGCAGCTTCTACCGCTGCTTCTGTCGGTATGGCTACCACGACGGCGGCCGCATGGGCTCCAGCCGCAGCGCTGGCCAGCCTGGCATCCTTTGGCGCAAACTCAGCGCCTGCGATGGCTGGTATTGCATCTACCGTTGGGCTTGCTCAAGGGCTGGCTTTGGCTGGGGCCAGATACAATGGCGGACCTGTGTCAGCGGGAAGCATGTATCAGGTCGGTGAGCGAGGGAAGCCGGAGATTTACCAGGCCAGTACCGGTAAGCAGTACATGATACCGGGCGACAACGGCAAGGTGATCAGCAATAAGGATATGCAGAGCGGAAGTGGTGTAATAATCAATAATATCGTGCAGAATTACACCTCTGCTACCGTTGATTCTCAGGGTACAGTGAATTCAGATGGTAGCATTACCCTAACAACGATTATCGCGGATTTGAATAATGGAGGCCCGATAAGTCAGGGTATAACCAGCAACTTCAACGTGAAAAGAACCCCGAACGGTCAGGGATAAGGAGATTTACGTGGTTATTGAGCCGGGCGAAGTGCAGTCAATACCAACTGAGATAGGTAAACCACACAGGATACGCCCGAACAGGGCGGTAGAGTTTGTTTTTACTCTAAGTGATGGATCAACTATCAAGGGCATAACCCCTGCTGGGGAAGAGCTGGAATTTACCAATAATGGCGAAATCGTTGACATAAAAATCAATATCTACGAGGCACCAACCGGGCCCCGGCTTGTTGATTAAGCAAACCCGCTCAGGCGGGTTTTTTATTGCCTGGAGTTTAGATGCCAATTATCGACTATCCCGACTGGCTGCCGCTGGCGCAGAAGGCCAGCAAAAACATGACTCTCGATACCGGGTTCCAGACCGATCAGCCAGCGGTCGGCCCGGCCATCTTCGAGAATCAAACCGACGACCTGAAGGTGACATGGTCGCTGACGTGGATATTCACCCTGGCGCAGGAGCGCGCTTTCCAGCAGTGGCTGCGCAGCCCAAACTATCTCAACCGGGGCCTGAACTGGTTCCGGATGAATATCAATCTGGGTGGTAGTGGCCTGCAACTCCAGGAGCTTCATTTCACCCAGATGCCGGTGCAAACCAGTATCGATGGCGGAGTGGTGACCTGGACGGGAACCGTTATTGCCAACCACCTGTACAACGCCGATGACGAGTTTGACGACATCATTGTTGAACTGCCGCCGCCGTGGGATTCGTGGCTGGATATCGTTGTCACGGGTTATCCTGACGGGCGCGACCCGGAATCTTTACCGAGAGTGCCGTGATGCCTACCTTCAGAGCTTATAAGCAGCAGCGCCCGACGCGCGGACTGTACGACACCATCACGTTCTACCATCCATCCTTTGGTTACGTTCGCCTTGTCGACAAGCAGTTCTTCCCCAAGACGCTCGGCGGAAAGGCGTACACGCCGGCGCGATTTGAAATCGAAGAGAGTCAGCAGAGCGGTACTCCGGTTATCGACGCGACGGTGAAATTAGGACGGCTGTCGTCGGACATCAAAGCGCTGATGAAGCGGTGGAAGGGTGCGGCCCGGTTAACGGCCATCACAGCCACCAGGCAGATCTTCGACAGCGGCGACGTGTCTGTACCGATTAAGTCCTGGCAGTTATACGTCAAGACCGTCGATATCGATGCCGACGCCGCGTCTGTCACCCTGTCTGTGACCAACCCGCTCAATAATAATATTGGAAAATTATACGATCCCCGCGAATACACTGGACTCCAGTACCTATAAGGCATGCTCATGACTAAAGATGAATTTATTCGGCTGGTCATTGGTGTGCCGTGGGCTAACCGGGCCTGCTCGTTTGAGAAAGTCGACTGCTGGGGATTGTGCGTGTTGTTTTACAGGCATGTGCTCGGCATTGAGCTGCACCAGACGCCGGACTACGAAGCCGGGGCCGACTTCTTCACCTGCTATCAGGGCGACGTCGTCTTCTGGCGCCAGGTCGATAAACCGGCCGACGGGGGGATATTTGTCGGGTACCGCGGCGCGCAGCCGGCACACGTTGGGCTGGTGCTTAACAGGCAGGCGCTACATTCACGCGGCGAGAATGGAAGCGTGCGCATGGACTCGTTGCTGGTCATTCAGCGGGCATTCACCAAAGTGGAGTTTTTTGAATATGGCGCTGGTTGAGATATCGAATTTTCCAGGAACGCCTAAGCTGCGTTGCAGGGTGCCAAACGGCACCCTTTTTTATGACTGGCTGGCGGCCAATGACGCTACTTTTCACCGCGATCTGCTGATCGTCCGCAACGGCGTAAAGCTGGGCGACGATGATGAGCTGGCGTTTGAGCTATGCGAACTGGACACCATCCAGATATTCGACCAGCCGAAGGGTATCATTGGCGACATTCTCAGCCCGATTTTCAAAGTTGTCGGCGCGGTCTTCTCGTTCCTTGCTCCCAAACCGGCGATCGCTAATACCGGCGGTAACACGATTGACTCGCCAAACAATAGCCTGACCGGCCAGACGAATACTGCGCGCGTCTATAAAGCAAAACCGGACATTTACGGGCAAATCCGCTCGTTCCCGGACCTGATTCAGGAATCTTTGTTCGAATATGTGCGCCAGAGCGACACGGATGGCGGCCTGAAATACGTTACTGAATGGATGTGCATCGGGATCGGCAAATACGATTACGAATCTGTGCGTTATTCAGAGTCCAGCCTCGGAAGCATGGCCGGTGCAGAGTTTCAGTTTTACCAGCCGGGCGAAGTGATCCCCACCATCAACGAAGGCTACGGGTTCGACGACGTCGACGGGCAGGAAGTGCCTGGCCAAAACGAATCGGACAATTTCCCGATCGAGACAGCCACCGCCAATACGGTTGTGAGCGGAACTTACTCCGGCGGGCAGATTGCAGTAAAAATCATCAAGCAGGCTGAGTTTGATTACTTCATGGGCCTCGTCCTTCCGCATGCGGTTACATTCACGATTAACGTCACCTACAGCACGCCAACCGGCAATGTCACGCAGGATGTCGATTTCTCCGGTACGCTGATTTCAGCTGTCGAAACTAACGACGGCGCGGTTGTTGACCCGGTCCGGTGGTACACATTCACGATGGGGGATCTGATTGGCCCTCCTGACGTGCCGGCAACGGCGACAATCAACACGACGAAATTCATCCTCAACGATAACGAAGCGCTCGTGGTAGGACCGTTCTTCTCGCCGGTCGAGTCCTCTCAGTTGTGGCTGCACACTCAGGTGCAGCTGGGTGGGAAAAAGTCAGCTGACTGGAAGGTCACGATCTGGAAGATTGACGATGACTACAACCAGGTGCCGGGCACTCAGCAGACGTTCGCGTATCACCAGGGGACGCCGCACAAATCATCGAGCGAGGTATTTTACCGCACCGATAAGCTGACGCCGACCGGCGGTTTCGGAAAGTACGCTATTAACTTCCAGCGCACAGATAACTCGAGTGATGCCTCTATCCTGAAGGTTGAGGAGATCCACTCGGTCAACGTCAGAACCAACGTCGTGCATCCAACCGATACGCTGGTGCGCGTGAAGGTAAGGGCGACAGAGAACGCGCTGGGCAGCCGTGACCGCAAGTACAACGTACTGGTAACGCGCCATACCATCACGTACAACCTTGACACGCAGACGGTGGATTACACGCTGCGACCGTCTCGTTCGTTCGCTGATGCGGTGGCGCACACCTGGCTGATTATGGGTGAACAGCCTGTCAACAGCATCGACCTCTACGGGCTGTACTCGATCGCCGAAAGCCTGCCGGATGAGCGCCTGGGTTACTTCGACTACACGTTTGACGACGAAAACGACTCGCTGGGCGACCGCGTGCAGGCGATCTGCAATGCGGCGTCTGTGGTGGCGTACTGGGACGACGGCGTACTGACGTTTACCCGGGATCAGAAAGTCGACTACCCGGCTGCCGTATTCAACCGGGCCAATATGAAGACGGACGAGTACAAAATGACGTACGAGGCCACTCTTCCTGGCGGCTACGACGGAGTGCAGGTCTCTTACGTTCACCCGACCACGAACAATAAGACGTACATCAACTATCGCGTGCTGAACGGTGCCATCGTCGAGCAGGAAGCGGAAAACCCGAACAAACTGGAGATCGTCGGCTTCCGTAACGAGTATCAGGCGCGGGAACGCGCGCTGCGCGAAACGAAACGCTTGATCTACTCCCGGGTGAAGATGAACGCCAAAGTCTTCGAAGACGGGATTATTCAGGTCGGCAGCGTCATTCAGATGCCTGACATCTACGACAGCAACCAGCAGCAGGGATACATCACAGGCCGCGCCGGGAATAACTTCGATACCAGCGAGCCGATCGCTTTCGCCGGCACAATGTATGTGCTGGTTACCGACAGTCTGGGTAACCCGACACTGCGCTATCCGGCTACGGCACGCAGCGATACAAAGTACGGATTCACCGCGGCAATACCCGACATTCAGCTCAACATATGGAACGGAGACACTGTACAGCTCCCGTCGCGCTATCTCATTGCGACAGTGGAGGAGCTGGACAGTCAGCTATGGACGGTCAACAGCATTAAACCGAACACAGATAACACGGTATCTCTGACCGTCGCGGAATATAGCGACGCCATCTACCAATAAGAACTGTCCCCGACCAACCGCAACCCGGCCACTGATCCGGGTTTTTTTATGGAATCAATATGGCTACGCAACCTACCAATCTGCCAGTACCAAGCGAATCTCCTCGCGACCTGAAATTCAACGCAGGAAAAATAGACGAATTTGCAACCTCGCTTGCTATGCAGTACATCGATCGCTTCGGTAATGCTCATTTCACTATCGAGGGTCTCAAGCAGCTTGCTCTCAAGCAGATCTACAATCTCGGATGGAACCCAGTCGGTACATTTCAGGGCGGGGCCATAATTACAGCGGCTGGCGATATCATGCAGGATGAGTCAACGGGAGTCTGGTATCGTTGGGATGATCTTCAAACGCTTCCAAAAACCGTTCCTGAGAACTCAACACCCGATTCAACTGGCGGAACCGGTGAAGGTAAGTGGCTTGCAGTGGATGTAAGTGACGTTCTTCGCAAGCAGCTCGCTGAAGATGATGGCGCACTCCTTATCGGCAACTTTGCCTCATCAGCAGGTGTTATTTCTGCAAAGTTGTATGGCGTGAAAAGTGGCATTGACTGCGCTTCAATCATTCAGCAATTGCAGGATTTATCAGAGTCACTGCGGCTGCCGATCGATTTTAGTGGCATAGCCGAAGTGCGATTCACTGGCCGAGTTCAGGTGGGGGATTGGTTTTACTGGAAAGGCGCCGGGAGGTTTAATACGGTAATCAAGCCGTTATCATTGACACGATCAGAAGTTGGCACCTACGGAGATGGTGTGTACGCATGGTTTAGCAGGAAAGACCCAACCAAAGGCTTAGATTTCGCGATGTGGGAGGATATGGGCTTTGACGGTCAATATCAGGATGGCTATGAAATAGGGACAATTGCCCCGCAAAAGATGATTATAGCTTTTGCGTGGCACTTCAAAGGCACAGCTGTCGGGCGCAACATCACTGCCTTACGGTGTCACCTAAAGAACTGTCCGCATGAGGGATGGCATGGGTACACTACAAGTGGTGGTCAGATAGACGGAATTAATTACTTAGAATGCTCTTCGGAAGGAACAAACCCGCTTATTACATCAGTAGGATTTAACGCGTTCAAATGTATGAATGGTTCAATCGATTCTCCGGGCCCATATGGCACGTATACCATCAGAAACATCATTAGCCGCGGAAACACATCATTTGGTCATAGAACAATGAATGATTTTAAACGAGGATGTGAAAGATGGACTATTGATTCTTGTCAGACTAATGATATGAATGATTGCCACCACTCAACGGATGGTTCACGGTTTGGAACTTTCACAGGGAGCAATATAGGAATTCAGACCGGGATTTCAAAGAGCACTAAAAATTACTTTGAGCTACAGGCTGAAAACGTATCAATTATAGGTGGGACGTATAAGGCCGCTCCAGGTACCACCCAATCTGGACAAGCTGGAATATTTATAGCTGACTATAAATACCCATCAGAGGATAATTACCACCAGAGCAAAAACATTATCATTGATAATGTTAACATATCTAACGTTAACCAAGGCGCAGTAAGATTAAACAATACAGCTAATGTGAAGGCTGGAAATGTTACCGCGGAGTTTTGTAATGGTGCGGCTGTTTCATGGGAATTAACCGCTGGTCATATTGATGGCACAACGCTCGTGGAGATTGTGCCCAGCAATAATCAGCAAGGAGACGCGGCTACAAGAGGTGGATTAACAGAGCTAAATATTGCTACTGGTCATAGTGTGGCCATTACAGGCGCTGTAAAAAGTGCAGGATATTTCTCAAGGGTGGGAACTGGCAATGTGGTTTACCAAGCTAATAAGCCTTACACAGTTATGAATCCTACTTATCGAAACAATGACCGGCTCTTAATAGGTGTTACTAGCACTGCTCCAGCTAAAACTGATTTTGCAACACCGCCAGTATCAGTTCCATATGCATTCACCTTGAATGATACTAACACAGCATCAGTGCAGAGTCTGTCTGTTGGGAGGCTCGCCGCCAGTACTAACGGTTGCGTTTATTTTGAGGTTTTTGTAATCCAGGGAACGGCAACATCTGCCGCCGTTATATTCAGGGAATTAAACTCATCAGGAACGGCAGTTGCTACGACATATTTGAATGCCTATATACCTACGTCATGGGCGAATAGGTCATACATCTACAAGCCTACAAATGCAGGTTGTGTTGCGGTGGAAGTGCTTTTGGCTCCTGCCTGCGATACTTCAGGTGCGGTAACATTAACAGGAACAACTAGCTTTGCTGACGTCAGAATAAGCGATATGCCTATTTAAAAAAGGCCCTTGCGGGCCTTTTCTTAAAAAATCGTGTATTCCTCGGATCTTTTATTGGTTATTGTATTGAATATTCCAACCTCTATTTTCTCCACATCTGAAACATCAATTGATGGGATTTCTCTTTGCGTGTAAGACTTTCCATCTATACTAACGGTAAAGGTGCCAACGTCCGCAGGGATGAAACCTGACTTTCCGCGAAGATATATGTGCATGTAGATCCTGTCGCCTTTTTTGGCAAGCTGGTATATTGGACCAGTGAATTCCATCAAGACCACACCCTTCGATCCAAGCGCTTCACTGTAGAAACCTATCCATTTCAACTTCTCCTTCCCATAGAAGGTTAAGTCAGTTTTAATCTTTTTAGCCTTATGAATTTGAGAAAAATCGAAGCCAGGAGCAAAACGGTCTATCTTTGATAAACCATAGAATTTAGCCATATCAGGGCTATGGTAAGTATCAAACTTATCATTCTCCTTGACCATTTTGGGGAAGTAAAAAGCTGGTATTTTTACCTCTTTTTCTCCACTATCCCTTGCCTTGGCTACCATCTTGTCTCTAATTTCTTCCTGCCCATGCGTAGCTATCATCGCTCTGGTGAAAAGATAATATGAAGGAACAAAGTAAACTGCACAGAAGATGGCTATGCATGTCATAAGCCCTGCTTCAAATTTACCAACAGCCTCAAATGCATCAACTAGTACAAAAGCTAATGCAATAAGCATGAAGCAAAGACCACCATTCATAGAGCGTGGCGGAAACACTGGAGATCCAATAAAAGCGGCATTGGCGGCAATAGCACCAACTATAAATGCAGTCATGTAAATTATCGTGCTTTTTTTCAGCGTCCCGCCCATAGAGGCGACAATAATTGCAGCAATCAACACAAGATAAACAGGCCAATACTCTGCCATTGCCTGCGGGAACCTGTCGAAGAATTGGATTTGATACTTCTGCATGAAGCTCATCGAATTCCACTCAACAAATGTTGCTGCTCTGGCTCGGTTTCCTGGTGAAAGCAGAAGTATGGCTGCACCAATTATCACCCCAGACATCGAAGAGATAATTACCGATCTGTTTGCCTTCTCGTAAATAAGTAGGAATGCAGACAGAAACACCACAACGGCGCCAGTATTTTCATTTGAGCAACCTGCCATCAATCCCAATATGAATAATGCAATAACGTTTGTTTTTTGCGCTCTGATTGATCTCAGCAAATAAACAAAAAAAGCCGCTATAAACATGTTGGTCCACATGTAGTTTGCGGAGCCAACTATCCAGAATGATGTTTGCCCAAGATTTGGGTTAGCTATCCAGTACAGGACAAAAATAAAAGCAGCACGTAAGCAGAAATGCCATTTAGAAGCAACTTTTACTACGAAAGGAATTGATGAAATTAAAATGATTAGTAAAGAAAATGCCATGCTATTCAATGATGCATAGGCATAGCGAGGGAGTTCGCTCATCATGAACGCCCCCATGAAGTTAGCTACGAGCCTACCAGACCATTGAAGATAAAAATAATAGTGAGTTAAAGGTGATATACCTTTCATCATGAAAGAGTAATCATCGGATTGCATAGGCACATACACTGACGGTATGAGCACAATAAGAAATATTACGAAGAAACATGCTAGCTTTTCATAACCGAAGAGTTTCAATTATTTCTTCTCCTTCAAAATGTAGCGTGGGCGCTGTTTGACTTCCGTATAAATCCTACCAATGTATTCACCTAGCACACCTATGCCAATCAACTGAATACCACCCAAGAAAAGTATAGAAACCAGAATTGATGGATAGCCTCTAACTGGATTGCCAAAGGCAAGTGTATCTATAATCATCCATGCGCCATACATGAAAGAAATACCTGCTACAAATAGTCCAATGTAACTCCACATACGAAGCGGGAATGTTGAGAAGCTAGTGATTCCTTCAAGTGCCAGATTCCACAACTTCCATCCGTTGAATTTAGTATCTCCAGCAACTCGCTCTGCTCGCGCGTACTCAACAACACCAGTGTTACCGCCGACCCATGAGAGCACCCCTTTCATGAACAAATTACGTTCTGGCATTAACTTAATATTTTCGACAACTTCGCGCGACATTAATCGGAAATCACCGACGTTCTCCTCAATCTGCGGATTGCTAATCTTGTTGTGTAGCCTATAGAACCACTCTGCAGTCTTGCGCTTCATCCTGCCGTCTGTCGAACGGTCGGAGCGCTTGGCCAAAACCATGTCGGCCCCGGCCTGCCATTTCTCTATCAGATGCGGAATGACCTCAATTGGATCCTGCAGGTCTACGTCAATCGGGATAATAGCTTCACCGGTTGCGTGGTCAAGGCCGGCGAACAGAGCAGGCTCTTTACCAAAGTTGCGGGTGAATGACAGCGGAACCACTAGCGGATCTGCGACAGCAAGCGCGTTAATAATAGATTCTGTCGCGTCTTTGCTGCCGTCATTGATGAAGACTATCTCGACATCATGCTGTTGAAGATCTTCAAATTCCCGCACGGTTTTATAGAAAATAGGAATTGCTTCCTCTTCATTAAATACCGGAACGACCAGAGAAATTTTCATTTCGCATCCCTAAAGACAATGAACTTTGAATAGATAAAGCCGCACACCAGACTGATGGCGGAGAAGAGAATGAGAGTCACAATCGGAGCCATGCCTGATTTATCTGCAGCCCAGCCCACCGCAGCGCTCAGAGTACCCATAAACCCTACATACAGCATGTATCGAAGGGTCGTGGTTGATGATTTGAAGGTGAATCTGGCATTGGCGAAGAAGCTGAACGATACAGCCACAACGAACCCGGCAAAGTTGCCGAGCGCCTGACCTGTATGAAATGCGTAGATGCATATGGCGAACACCACCCAATGAATGAGCGTGTTGATGACACCTATCGATGTGTACCTGGCGAATAACTTTAACATTATAGAAATCAGTGAATTCGGAAAGGTCTGAAGTGTAGCATCACACATGCACTTGATCGACCCTCATATTAAACGATACTGTATATACATACAGTTATATTTGTGAGGTGATCATGCCACGCACAGCAGACATAAAGACCGCCTTTATTGCGGCCATACAGTTAAACCCAAAGGGCTACCAGTACCTTCAGACCGAGAGCTTCATCGAGAAGCTGCGTGAGTACAACTGGCACTTTACCCGGTCAGATGCAAATGCATGGATAGAACGTTACCAGCAAGACTTTGTGGATAAGACAACAGACCACAGCGATAACCGATACTGGATCCTGCGTAACATGGGGAGGGTGCAATAATGGGCTTTCCTTCACCGGCATCTGATTACGTTGAGCAACAACTATCACCTGTTGTTCTGTGTAACATAGGAGCGGATAGCAAAGTGCTTGAGACAGATATTGGTTTTGCGGTTATTGAGCCGTGCGTGAAAATCTGCGAAGGAGATGTACTTCTGATTCTGAGCGATGGACGCACGCAGTTTGCAAAGCTGATGGGTAAAGCGCTCATTACGGATGATGGGGAGGCCATAGAAGGGGCTGCGCTTGCAGATGTGGAGGTGTTGGGAGTGGCGACGTTCTTCATCAATCGCATTAAAGATGATGACCTGCCAGTCTGACATGACATTTTTATACTGGTTCGATTAACTCCGGGCCCTGATTTTTCGGACTTCCAACCGCGCGAGAAACTGCGTGCCAGATAAACTTGTCGGCGGGCACTGTCCCGTCGGCTATTATTTCCTCCGCTTCTTTCCCGCTTACATCATGACGCATCCACTCGCGCGCCGCTTCCGGCGACAGAACCAGTGGTCGTCGGTCATGGATATCGACCAGGCCTTTGTCAGCTGCAGACGTCACTATCAGAAAACCTTCTGCTTCATCGCCGCGTTCGAAAGGCGTACTGCCGATTGCTGCCATAAATATAGGCTGTCCATCTGCCCGGTAAATGAAATATGGCTGTTTCTTGTCGCCTTCTTTCTTCCATTCGAACCATCCATCGGCAAAACAGATCGCCCGGCCATTCTGCCAGAGAGGTTTGAACACGCGGCTCGTGGACGCCGTCTCGACGCGCGCGTTAATCAAAGGCGCTTTATCCCACCACCCGGGCGCGTAGGACCACAGAACCGGATCGAGATGTAACTGCTCATCGCGTTCGCTCAGCAGCAGCACTTTGGTTCCGGGCGCCACGTTGTACCGGCCAATAGGTTCCGGGTCATATGCAATGTCGCGATCGCCTTCATCGGCAAGATATGCCAGATAGTCTTCACGGGTTTGTGCTTGTGCAAAACGTCCACACATAGAAACCTCCAGTCAGTCAGACTGAAAGTATAGGGCAGGGAGAAAAAGTAGCGCGCGCTAGTTAAGTCTTACAATCGGATCGGTGGGGATTATGCTGATGGTATAGGAGGGCGTAAAGCAGCGTGTTACGAAACTGGAAGGAGCTACGCAAAGTTGAGGCGATGGGGCATATATGGGGCATTAAACAGCACTCGCTCTAAGGTGAACTCAGACGACTGATGTTTTCTACGACTATAACCATCTGTTATTTGGTGCGCTCTTGGACGATCTTTGTCGATTATGAAAAATGTATGCTCATGTGATGGGGATGCAGGTCTAATACCTGGACGATCTTCGCTGGCAGCCTTAGCGCTTTAATGCCACAATATTTTTTTCTTCGAATGCAGGAAAGATGATGAAAAAAATAGCAATTGCTGGCGCGCTGCTGGCACTCACCGGGTGCGTACAGGTAGATAGCTACAAGGATGTGATTAAACATCCTGTTCCGGCGCATCTGGCGGGATACTGGCAGTCAAAAGGGCCGCAGAGCAAAATGGTCAGCCCGGAGGCGATTGCCACGCTGGTGGTGACGGAGGAGGGCGATACGCTGGACTGCCGTCAATGGCAGCGCGTAATTGCCGTGCCGGGTAAAATCATGCTGCGTTCAGACAGCTATTACAACGTAACCAGCAAGCTGGATATCTACCCGCTGGAGCGCGATGGCTCGGTGCTGGAATATGATGGCATGGAGCTGCAGAAGGTCGATCGCCCAACGGTGGAGTGTGCCGATTACCTGAGCAAAAATCCGCTGGAAAGTAAGCTACCGTAG